TTAGACTACTGAAAGCACAATTAGATGATAAAGCTCGACTTGCCTTGGCCTAGTTCTACAAACCATAGCCATCATTACGGCTCAGGTCGCAAATTCTTAAGCAAGTCTACTAAACTATTTCGTGAGAAGGTGCAGGAAATTGTAATAGACGCAAAGTGTGGCAAGGTAGAGGGAAGGCTTGCTGTGTTTTACGCATTTTATCCACCAGACAAGCGTAGGCGTGATATTGGCAATTATGAGAAGCAGGCTACAGATGCGCTAATGGAAGCTGGACTGTTTGATGATGACGAGCAGATAGATTTTATATGGCTAGTGCGTAGAGATGTAGTCAAGGGCGGCAAGTGCGTAGCTGTGTTAGTTGAGCATGAGAACGTAGGCGAAATTCTTAATCAATATGAAAGTTTTATATGATATTTTATTGCACAAAAGAAAAGTTAGATGCGATTGACGAGAAGCTTGAAAAAGAAATGAAAGCAAAAGAAGCTGAATGGGAACTGGAAAAGCATAATTATATTGAAGTGCCTACAATTGCAGCAGGAAAATCTTATATTCATAAAAAGTTATTAAGAAAGTATTTATAATGGATAGTGGGCGTGTTGTATATTACTTAGACCTGTGGCGTGATTACATGCAACAAGATAGCCACAAGCTAGGATACAAATCAAAGTCGACAGGCTTTAACACAGGGGGCATACATTCGTTTGAGGATATGGCTGACGAAGTAGACAGCGATGCAGCTAGAGTAGTAGACCAGGTGATAGATGACCTGCCTACGATGCAAAAGAACGCTTTGTACGTTGTTTACTTATCGCAGAAGGCTACAATGGATACTAGAGTACTAGAGTATTACTTTGATAGCGCATTGATGATGCTACAGAGAAAGCTAAAAGAAAAGAACCTATACTAATGCAACTATTACATGGCAATTGTTTAGAGCTAATGAAGTCAATACCTGATGGCAGTATTGATGCAATCATTACAGACCCACCTTACGGAACTACTGCTTGCAAGTGGGATAGTGTCATTTCGTTTGAGCCTATGTGGGCAGAGTTAAAGAGAATTATTAAACCTAATGGTGCAATGATATTTACTGCTAGTCAACCTTTTACCTCTGCATTAGTCATGTCAAACATAAAAATGTTTAAGCACGAATGGATATGGGAAAAAAATAGAGGTAGTAATTTTGCAAATTTAAAATATGCGCCAATGAAAGAGCATGAAAGCGTTTTGATTTTTTGTAAGTCGTCACCAAAATATTATCCAATTATGCAAGCAAGAAAAGGTCAAGGGTTAGCAAGAACTAAATATGGATATAATCCTAGTAATACTGGCAAATGTGATTTTATGGGAAATTTAGTTAAAACTCATGCGAATCACAATGGAAATAATGAATTAAGGTATCCAAGCTCAATTCAAAAATTTAATACAGAGGTTGGTAAGCATCCAACTCAAAAGCCTGTAACTTTAATGGAATATCTTGTTAAAACTTACACAAACGAAAACGAAACTGTTTTAGATTTTACAATGGGGTCAGGAACAACAGGAGTGGCTTGCAAGAATCTTAATCGTAACTTTATAGGGATTGAATTAGATGAGGGTTATTTTAACATAGCAAAGGAACGTATAAATAATACTTGACAAGCGCATAAATTTGTGGTAATATACGTCTTGCAGGTATAGTTGCGTCCAAAAGATTCATATACCGAGCTTTAACTCATCTCCGTGAGTCCTGGGTCACTTAAAACGTGGCCCTTTTTTATTTATAGGATACGTATATGCCATACACAGAATCACAGCATCGTTTGTTTGAAGCGGCTGCACATGACAAATCTGTAGCAAAGCGTGTAGGTATCCCACAAGAGCAAGCAAAGAAGATGGCATCGGAAGGTGTCAAGAAGAAAGACCCGAAGAAGCTAGCAATGGCTTTAATGAAATATTAACTATGGAGCGTAAGACAACTCTTATGTACATATATGGCAGCCAGAACACTAAGACCAAGACACCAAGAAGATATTAAGCTAAAAATACAATCTAGTCAGCTTGTAAACCTTTTGCAAAATCATGCACTTGGTAACTCAGAAAATGAGCTTAAACCATCACAATTGGATGCTGCCAAGTTCCTATTAAATAAGACATTATCTAACGCTCCTACAGAAGTAGCACAAACAACAGAACTATACGCTGAAGTGAATCAGTATTCATGGGAAGAATAGTAATTCCCTATAAGCCACGTGAAGCCTTTGCCCCATTACATAATAGTAACAAGCGATGGAAGGTAGTAGTAGCGCATCGTAGAGCTGGCAAGACAGTAGCTTGTATCAATCAGCTTATTAAAGATGCAGTCACATCTAAGCAGGCTAATTTTCGTGGTGCTTACATTGCACCTTTCTACAAGCAATCTAAATCAGTTGCATGGGATTACGTTAAACACTATACGAGGGTAATCGATGGCATCACGGTCAATGAATCTGAGCTTCGTATCGATTTTAAGAATGGCGCTAGAATTCAACTTTTTGGTGCTGACAATGCCGATAGTTTGCGTGGCCTTTACTTTGACAGTATTATTTGCGATGAGTATGGTGATTGGAAATCTACTGTATTTCAGTATGTGGTACGTCCTGCGCTGGCTGACAGACAAGGTAAAGCAATTATCATTGGTACTCCAAAAGGTCGTAATCAATTTTGGGAAGTCTACGATAGGGCAACTCGCTCAGATGATTGGCTTGCGTTAAAGATAACAGTAGATGAATCAGGCATCTTGCCACAGGCTGAAATAGACTCACTAAAGACAGAGCTATCAGAAGATGCGTGGCGTCAAGAGATGGAGTGCGACTTTGATGCTGCATTGCCAGGCGCTATATGGGGCAGAGAACTGTACCAAGCTGAACAAGATGGTCGAATTACTGAAGTCGAGTACGATAGATATGCAGATGTCTATACTGCATGGGATTTGGGTTACTCAGACGATACAGCTATTTGGTTCTATCAAGTGGTACATGGTGAGGTTCACTTCATTGATTACTACAATGCCTCCGGCAAGTCTATTGACCATTACGCTGCACAAGTATTAAGCAAGCCTTACAAGTACAAGACACATTTTTTACCACACGATGCTAGAGCTAAGACATTGGCCTCTGGTGGTAAGTCTGTGATTGAGATGCTGGCTGAACACTTAAACATTAGCAAGATGGCGATTACTCCTAGCTTGTCTATGCAAGATGGTATTCAGGCTACACGTCAGATGATGCCTAGAGCATGGTTTGATAAAGAGCGTTGCCATGATGGCTTAGAAGCATTGAAGCAATATCAGCGTGAGTGGGATGACGATAAGAAGATGTTTAGAGATAAGCCTAGACACGATTGGACATCACATGCTGCGGATGCTATGCGTTACGCTTCTATTAACTGGCGTGAAGAAGTTAAGCCAGAGGTAGAGGAAATACCAATTAGAGGCATATCAGTAGGACAGACAGATGTAACCCTTGACGAACTATGGGCATCTCAACCAAGAAAACAACCTAAGAGGATTTAACATGAACTCAGTAATTACTGGTGGCTATAAGCTAATCACAGCAACAGGCAACGTAAGCCCTATCAACACAGACTTGCTAGGCATTTTTGTATCAGCAGCATCTAGCACACCTACAATCACTATCTACGACTCAGCTACAAATACTACAACAGCTAAGGTAGTCGAAACATTTACACCTGTGGCTGCAACTTACTACACAATCCCTGCATCATTAAGTGCTGGCTTGTACATAGTAATTAGCGGAACTGTAAGCGCAACTGTATTCTTCGGTTAAGGATAACTTATGGCTAAAGTAGCAGAGGTGACATCAGAGGTACAAACGTACCTTGACATGTTTAGCCAATACGAGAAAGAGTTTGCTAAATGGGAAGGCCGTGTAGAGAAGATTCTTAGACGCTATCGTGATGATAGAACGACTACGACTGCACAATCTCATTACAACATCTTGTGGGCTAACGTATCAACCCTTAAGGCTGCTACCTTTAGCCGTATGCCTAAGCCAGATGTATCACGTAGACATAAAGACAATGACCCTGTAGCCCGTGTAGCCGCAATGCTATTAGAACGTGCGCTAGACTTCGAGATTACTAACACAGAAGACTTCCATCATGCGTTGGCATCATGCGTATCAGACAGATTCTTAGGTGGCCGTGGTACGACATGGATTCGTTATGAGCCTGTTATTGAAACAGACCAATTCCAAGTATCAGAAGAAGATGAGCAATCAGAGTCTGTAGGCGAATACCTTGACATCGAGCAAGCGCCTGTAGATTACGTTCATTGGCGTGACTTTGGCCATTGCTATGCACGTACATGGCCTGAGGTTCATTGTGTATGGCGTAGAGTCTACATGAACCGTGATGCGCTAAAAGAGCGTTTCCCTGAAGAACAGTTTGACATGCTATGGAAACAGATTCCATTAGATGCGTCACCAGACGAGCCACGTCAGAAGATGACAGAAGGCACGACTAAGCAAGCATTAGTGTATGAAGTATGGTGTAGAGAAACTAAGTCCGTGTATTGGATTAGCAAGTCAATGGGCAAGATTCTTGACAAGCGTGATGACCCTCTTGGCTTAGAGGAGTTCTTCCCATGTCCTGAGCCTATTTACTCTACGCTGACTAATGAAACGCTAGTGCCTGTACCTGATTTTACATTGTATCAAGACCAGGCTAATGAGCTAGACGTATTGACTGACCGTATCAAGGGCTTGGTAGATGCGCTCAAGGTGCGTGGCTTCTATGATGCTGCTAACCCTGACCTTAATCGTCTATTTACAGAGGGCGATAACAATACGCTTATTCCTGTTAAGAACTATGCAGCCTTTGCTGAAAAGGGTGGGCTTGGTGGTGCGGTTACATTTGTAGACTTACAGCCTATTGCTGCTGCATTAAACATGGCTTATCAAGCTATGGGGCAAGTTAAGCAACAAATTTATGACATCACAGGCATCTCAGACATCATTCGTGGTGCGTCTGTGGCCTCTGAAACAGCTACTGCACAGCAAATCAAAGGTCAATACGCTACATTACGTTTAAAGACATACCAAGACGAAGTAGCTCGCTTTGCATCACAAATCTTACGTATTAAAGCACAGATTATCTGTCAGCACTTTCAACCTGAAACCATCATTAAGATTGGTGGCGCAGAGTTATTGAGCCAAACAGACCAACAATTAGTGCCACAAGCACTTGAGTTGCTAAAAAACAACCCTATGCGTACATTCCGTGTAGAGATTGCTACCGACTCTATGTTGTATGCTGACGAAGCACAAGAAAAGCAAGACCGTGTAGAGTTTATGCAAGCTACTGGCGCTTTCATTGAAAAGGCCATACAAGGCGCACAGCAAGTTCCTGAGCTTACACCATTACTTATGGATTTACTCAAGTTTGGGGTGCAAGGCTTCCGTGTAGGACGTACGCTTGAAGGTGAGTTTGATACGTTTGCAGATGAAGCTAAAGAGAAACAAGCACAAAAGGCTGCACAACCACCAGCACAACCACAGCCAACACCTGAGATGATTAAAGCACAAGCTGAACAACAAAAGATGCAGATGGAAGCGCAAATCAAGCAGATGGAAATGCAAGCTGACGCACAACGTGAAGCACAACGCTTAGAATTTGATAAATACAAGCTAGAGCTAGAGAACAACACTAAAGTGCTTATTGCTGAGATGCAAGCTAAAAACGACATTAAAACTACGTCATTAAACATCAACTCCAAAAAGGTTGAAGATACAATGACAATGATTGATGAAAGCGGCAATCAAGTAGCGCATCCTGCATTGTCTGATTTAGTAAATACTATTAATCAAAATCTACAAATGATGACATCATCACAAATGCACAACAATGAAATGTTATTGCAGCAACAAGAAATGGCGCATCAACAATTAATTAACAATGCAAGCAGACCTAAACAAGTGGTTCGTGACGTTAATGGGAAGATTGTAGGAGTTCAATAATGCACCCTTATGAAAGCTTAATTAATTCAATTAATGAAAACATGAGAGCAGCGCTTGAAGCTCAACAGCAATCGCATCAAAGCTTATTGGAACGTCAAGCTATGTTGCATAACAATCTAGTAGCTCATCTCAGCAAGCCTAAAGAGGTTATGCGTGATGATAACGGCAAAATAATTGGAGTTAAATAAATGGCGTTAATCTTAAAAGACAGAGTATTAGAAAGCTCTACGTCTACAGGCACAGGTTCGTTTACGCTAACAGGCGCACAGACAGGTTATCAATCATTCTCAGCTATTGGTAACGGCAACACAACTTACTACACTATTCAAGGCAAAAATGCAGACGGCACATTGACAGGCGAATGGGAAGTAGGCGTAGGTACATGGTCAACAGGCAATACATTGTCTCGTGATACTGTGCTATCAAATAGCTTAGGCACGACTGCTAAAATTGTATTCTCTGCTGGTGCTAAAGACGTATTCTGTGATTATCCTGCGTCTAAGTCTGTCAATCAAAATGCTGACAATAAAGTAATTATTCCATATACGCCTGGCGTAACTGATGTTGGTTCGTTAAATGTTGGAAATGCTACAAGCCATACTGACTCAGGCGTTATTGCTGCATTTACAGCCAGTGAGCCATTGTATCTTTACACAAGTTTACAAAATACAAGTTCCGCTAATACAAGTTATGCAAGCTACGCTGTTAATGATGGCGGTCATACATCTTACGGTGAATTGGGTATAAATAACTCAAACTATAGCTATACAGCAGCAGGCTTTCCTAACAATACATTTTCTGCACCTTTAGCAACTTTTGTTGAATCTTATGGTGGGCCACTAGCAATAGGCACATGGGATAGTCAAAAGATTAGCTTTATTGTTAATGGCTCTGTTAATACAGCAGATGCAATGACCATTAGTGCTGATGGCAATGTAACAGTATCAGGTGCAATTGTTAGCACTAGAATTACTCCTAGAGTATCAACAATAGCATCTGCTGCACAACCTACAATCAATACAGATACGACAGACCAGTTTGGTTTGACTGCTCAAGCAGTTGACATTACATCATTTACTACAAATTTAAGTGGCACACCTACAAATGGTCAAAAATTATGGATTTACATTGTAGGTACAGCAGCAAGAGCAATTACATGGGGTGCTTCTTTTGAATCATCTACGGCAACACTTCCAACAACAACAGTAACTACCAATCGTCTTGATGTTGGCTTCGTATGGAACGTAGCTACATCTAAATGGCGATGCGTAGCGGTAGCATAGGATAAATCATGGCAAATTGTGCAGTTATTCAAGATGGTGTATTAATCAACATTATTGTGGCTGAAGTCACAGATACTCCACCAGAGGGTTGTATCTTAGTTGAGTTACCTACTTATGATATAGGCTATACATGGGATGGTGTACGCTTTAATCCAGCAAAGGCTATTGAATAATGGCTGCTAGGTTTTGGGTATTAGGTACAGGCACATGGGATGCCTCAACTACTACTAATTGGTCTGATACTTCAGGCGGTAGTGGTGGATTTTCTGCGCCAACATCTGCTGATACTGTTACTTTTGATGCTAATAGCGGTACAGGCACAGTTACTATTGGCACAGGTGCAGTTTGTTTAACAATAACAGGAAATGGTAATCTTACATTTGATTTTGGCAGTAATTTTTTAACTGTTGGAAGTCAAAAAGTAACAATACTAACAACAGGCACATCCTTTACTACACCTGCTGACTGGAATAATGCTTCTAATAATATTTACTTAATAGGTGGCGGTGGTGGCAGTTCAGGCAGAGGTTCATTAGGAAATAACAGAGCAGGTGGCGCAGGTGGCGGTGGCGGTGGATTCACACTTCTTACAAATCAAACTATAAGTGGTGCTGTATCTTATGCAATTGGTGCAGGTGGAACTGCTGGTGCTTCTGGGTTTAGTACAGGTGGTACAGGTGGCTCTACTACATGGAACACAATTAATATTGCAACAGGTGGATTAGGTGGTGTATCTACAAGTGTACCTACATCTACAGGCGGTTTAGGTGGTACAGGAACATACACAGGTGGCACAGGTGGTAAAGGCTCTGAAACTACAGTAGCTGGAAGTGGTTCAGGTGGCGGTGGCGGTGGCGGTGCTGCTGGACTAAACGGCAATGGCGGTAATGGTGGTAATGGATTTGGTTCTACCTCAACTTCTCAAAATGCCAATGGTGGTGGCGGTGGTAATGGCGGTGGTTCTGCTGGTGGTAACGCTTCTTCTGGACTATCAGGTACAGGCGGTAATAACTCATTAGGTTCAGGGGGCGGTACTGCCGTAACAACTGGTGCAGGTATAGCAGGAACTAATGGTGGTGGCGGTTCAGGCTCTATTGGAACTGCTGCTGGTGGTGTTGGCTCAATGGGCATAGAGATTCTTGGTGCATTTGGTTCAGGCGGTGCTAGAGGGGGCGGTACAGGCACAAGCACTATAACTTATGGTTCAGGTGCTGGCGGTAGATTTGGTGTTGTTGGGGGAACAGCAGCACCAGGCAATGCAGGCACACAAGGCGCAATCATCATTGTTTATACTGTAGGTGGCGCACCAGCAGTTAATAGTAACTTTTTCTTTTTGTTTGGATAGGAGTATAAATGCTTGGCTTTAGTCCATTTGCAGCACTTCCATTCTCATCAATTAAGCAATACTTATCTAGCGTCACGCCTGTCGTATGGGGCGCAACTGGTGGTTTAGGTAAAAAGAAAAAAGAAAAGATACGCCAATCAGCTAGGTCAGAACTAAAAGAATATCTAGCTACAGTATTTGATGAACCAATTGCAGCAGATTTAAAAGAAGAAGTAGCAGAATACGTCAAGCCATCACAAGGCTTATCAGTCGAATCTATTGATTACGGCAAACTAGCTAAGAACGTAGAGCTAGTGCAAAGCATTATCGCTAAATTTCAAGAGATACAACAAGAGCAGGAGGATGAAGCATTACTACTAATGCTCATGTAACTATGGCAATTAACGACATTACAGGCGATGTAATAGCAAGTCGCACAATTACAAAAGAGTTTCAAGAAGGCCACGAAAGAATTTTTGGCAAAAAAGAGAAGTCAGGCACTAAGCGTTGGGTTCAAGACCCTGTGACATTTAAGCTAATACCTGCTGACGAATACTATCAGCCTACAGAAAACGCAGGGCCATACATACAAGACGATGTAAAGCCATATCAGTCAATGATTGACGGACGCATGATTGAAGGTAAACGTGACCATCGTGAACATCTAAAGCGTAACAACTGTATTGAGGCAGCAGACATGCCTTTAAAGAATCCTGAGCGACCTAAGGATAATAGTTTGAAAGAGCGTTTAATTTACGAAGTAATGGAACGTCACAGAGGTCAGTGGAAATAATTTAACAAGGAGCAACAAATGGCATTAGTAAAAACAATCAATGGTTCAGGTCAACCTGGACTATCAGCACAAGCAATCGTAGGCTTTGTAACTTTAGCTCAAACAGCTACAGCTTCAGCTCAAGGTGGTCAAACACTTCCTACATCTATCGTTGAATATACAACGTCTACAAGCAACTATGGCCCAACATTGCCAGCAGATGCAGCGCCAGGTGACCAATACACAGTATTCAATGGTTCAGCTAACACAATTAAAGTATGGCCAGCTTCAGGCTACAAAATCAATGGCGGCACAACAGACGCTGCATTGTCATTAACAACATTGAAGGCAGCTACATTTACTTCATTGGGCAACGGTAATTGGGTTTCAGTATTAACAGCTTAATTTAACTAAAGGAAAGCAAAATGGAGAACCAAACTACTTTGGAAGAACCAATTAGCCTTCGAGACACAATCGAAAATGCTATTGAATCAACAGAGCCAGAAGTAACAGAAACGACCTCACAGGAAGTCACAGAAAGCGTTAAAACAGAGAAGCCTAGAGATGAGCATGGAAAGTTTGCTAAAAGCTCTCAAAACGCTTCAGATGAGGTTACAGAGGCATTTGATGATAATAATGAGCAAGAAGTAGCAGTAAAACCTCGTCCTTCTTCATGGAAAAAGGATTATGAGGAGCATTGGGGTAAATTAGACCCTACATTGCAAGATTATATTCAGCAACGTGAAGCTGATTATGCTAAGGGCGTATCAACTTACAAAAACCAATGGGATATGGCAGCTCCAATTATGGAGAGTATTCGCCAATTTGAACCTTTACTGCAACATCATGGTGTAGCACCTCAGCAATGGATTAGTCAGCTAGGTAATGCCCATGCAAAATTGGTAATGGGTTCACCAGAACAGAAATTAGAAACATTCGCACAATTAGCGAACGACTACGGTGTTAATTTAGGTCAATTTACAGGTCAATCAGGATATGACCCTCAGTTCTCACAATTAGCGCAAGAGTTAAATCAAATTAAGAATCAATGGTCAAGTTTTCAATCTCAACAAGAGATGGCAGAACAGACCCAATTGCAAAGTGAGATAGCGTCATTCAAGGATGACAAGCCTTACTTTGAAGAAGTGCGTGAAACTATGGCTGGACTACTCCAAAATGGCATGGCTAACGACCTTCAATCAGCTTATGACAAAGCTATCCGATTAAACGATGATGTATTTCAGAGGGTACAGTCACAACAGACTGGCAAATCAGAAGCAGCTCAACGAGAAAAGGTAGCAGCAGCTAAAGCAAAGGTACTTTCACCCAAGTCTACAACGCCTACAGCGTCTACAGGTAATGGTGGTAAGTCCGCAAGTTCTGCTAGAGAAGCTATCATGGC